ACGGTATCCAGAGAAGAGATCGAGCCGGTATAGATGCGCTTCCAATCACGGAAGTCCGACACGGAACCCACGGAACAGAACTGCGACCACGTATCCGCCGCAGCGGTATAAGCCGCCAGCAGGGTTTTGTGCATCGTGTTTTCGAGGATCACCGGGAAGTCACTGGTGCCGGTCGTGATAGCACCACGGACCACATGCAGCGGGTCTTTGCCGTTGATCGAGAAGCCGGAACGCTCTGCGCTTTCCTTAGCCATGTCGAACAGCTTGGCATGCAGGTAAGGGTTGCCCTGCCGTGCCTCATCAGCCTCTTTGCCCTTCAGTACGCCAGCACGGGCCAGCAGTGCATCGGTAGCGCGGCCAATGCGCTTATCGGCTTCGTCGGTGCCAACTTCGATGCGGCCAGAGGCGGTCGCGGTTTCGTCAACGTGTTTTGACCACATGCGGATAAACTCCTGAGTGGCGACATCGGCAGCGGTTCCGCTGTCAATGTGGCGCTTGATGATCGCCGCGTCGATATTGGCCCGTGTGCCGAATTCCTGGATAGCGGCAATACGATTGCGCTCCATGACCATCGCCCGTTGAGCGACTTCATCGGCATTGACGGGAGCCGCTACCGGCTCGGCGGGAATAACCGGCGCTGTCTCTTCAGCCGGAACTGGGTTTTCTGAAGGTTCGGACATAGCCGTACTCCTTTGTTTAAGTAAATCGAGGGGGTTGAATGAATCGTCATCGGATCGCCCGAAGCCGACGCTGTTATCGACTGGAACGCTGGTCACGCTCACTTCGTAAGGTGTCCATTTGGTAGCCTTGAAAACTCCCCGCGAGCTTTCCACGGCTTCATCAATCCGGTAGCCGATTGATACGTTCTTGCGGATGCCATCAATCACGTCTTGCATGATTTCCTGGCCGAGCGCCGAGCGGCTGAATCGGATAGTCGTCTGCAATCGCTTGCCATCAGATGATGCGTTTTCAACGACGCCAATCTGGCGGCTCATGTCGTGATCGAGCAGCACTGGAGCGCCGTCTTGCATCCTTGACAGGTCAATAGCCCCGCTGGAATGGTCGAGGATCTCGGTTCCCCATTTCCTTGGTTGCGGTACATCGCTGGAAACCGGAATCGTGAAAGTCCGAGTTTCGCTGTCAGGCTTGATGTCAAACTTGAGTTCGCGGTAATACATTCCGCTTGGCTTAATTTCCGGCATTTGTATCTCCGGGTTGTTGTTCGGTATCGGCGGTGACTTTCGGCGTCGCGTCGAAGCGGTAGTCCGATTCCACGATCACGCCCGCCGCGTCGAGTTTGGCGAGGTATTCGGCCTGTTCGGCCAGTACGGAATCAGGGTCGTAACCTTGCGAGCGGATGGCTTCCGGGAGGCTCATGAAGCCGCTCCGGACGGCCACTTGTAAGGCCTTCCACTCTTTCGACGGATCGACCAAGGTTCTGGCCGGCGGTGTCCATTCCACAGTCAGATCATTGGCGTTAAAGCCGGTGGCTTGCATCATGGCTTTGAACCACGAAAACACACCGTCACAGAAGCGCGGAATGAAGGTGGCCCACAGCCAGCCATCCAGATTGCGGCCCATCTCATGCGCGCCCATGCGGGCGCTGCTGAAATTCACTTCGGAGAGATTGCCGGTCAGGGATTCATAGGTGATGCCAAGCCCCGCTGCGATAGCGCGAAGGGTCGAGTCACGGAAGGCGGGGTCGTGCGGCTCGGGAGGGTCGTTAAATTGAACGCCCTGCCCCGGACGGAGCATGTACATCGTGCCGGGTTGCAGGTCGGGCAATTCGTCGTCCAGTTCCTCGCCAAAGGCCTGCGGGTCATCGCTAGTGATGAATCCGGCAAACAGAGTTCCGCATTGCACCCGCTTGAGACTGCCATCCTCATAGATGCCCAGATCCCGCAGCGTGACAATCACCGGAGCTAGCCAGCTAACGCCCCGGTCTTGCCCGGGTCGGTCTTTGCGGTATAGGTGGATGATTTCACTCGCCGGAACGCGGGTGATTTCCATATCCCAGCCTTGCAGGGTGGTCGTGTCGCCCGGATGCCGCCGATACAGGTGATATGCCACGCGCCGGCCTAGAGCGTCGAACTCAATGCCGTTGTGAATCGTGTTGCCGGACTGAGGCAATGAACGCAGATCGTCCGCAAGTAAATCCGCTTCGAGTAGCTGAAGCTGGAACGGCAGCGGCAAGCCATCCTCGGGCCTACGTGGCCGCATCCTGATAAGGCATTCGCCATCAGTCACTAGCGCCCGCATGGCAATGGCTTGCAGTCCGTACAGGTCGTGCATGCCGTCCGCATCGCAAGCGGTGGTTTCGGCCCATTGCTGCCACAGGTTTTGCGCCTGACGGGTGCGCAGTTGCGAGCCTGCTTTGAGTTGTGCGCGGATGCCGTAGCCGACGGCATTGTTTACGATGACGCCAACACCCTTTGCCGCCCAGGCATTGTTCCGCACCAAATCCCGCGCCCTGTCCCGAATCAGTTGCGGATTCGTGATGGCGCTGTTCGCGTCAGTGGATTGCGTGTTCCAGCCAGACATCCGCTTGGTGCGGCTGGCCGCGTCGTAGCGGCGGACATGTGGTGGCGCGGGTGGGGCTACCGTATCAATGGCCCAGTTAATGAAATTGGCCACTGCGTTCATAGCCCGCTCGAAATCGTCGGGGACCAGACGCGGCCACGGGCGGTTGACGGAGTGGATACGCCCAATTCCGCCTTCATGATGTCGCGCAGCTTTATAAGCTGATCAGTCGACTGGTATACGACCACCCTTCCATCAATTTCAAGCCGCAGAGTGCCGGAGGCTATTGCCTCTTCAATCGTCGCTAGTTGCTGAGTGGTATACGCCATGCCGCGCAGTTTCGCGGCGGCTGTCAAACAAAATAAGGCTGAAAATGTTTAAAAAATCTCGCCTTACCTGTTGACATAGGTTGATTGCGTGTGTATAGTATCAACCAAGCCAGACGAACTGGCGAAACAAAAAAACGGAGAGAACCATGGGAAACATCAAACAAATCAAACTTGACGGAATCACCTATAAAGTGCGCTACGCATACAAAAGAGATGACGGAACCGTATGGCTTGTTCTTAATGTTGACGGAGGCTTTTACGGTGAATTTGGCGACGAAGTGCCAGCAAGCGTCCTGATCTAATCAACCGGGCCACGGATGGCCCACCAACCTCTTAGGAGACTCTCATGTCCTTAGCTCTTCCCCAAAATCCTGAACTGCGCGCCATGTATGACGTGGCTTCCTTGGTGGACTTTCGCAGTCTGCCGACATTCCGTCAGACGTTGGCAGGATGCCGGAACATGCTGGCCAATACGTCAGCAGCAAAATCCGCGCAAGGCTTGGCCATTCGCGCCGATGGCGAAATCTGGCTGATCCAGGTGAGCCGCTCGGGTTCATGGAAGAAGCTCTGGAACTTCGGGAATCCCATCTGATAATTCTGGCCACGGACGGCCACACCGGAGAGCAAGCATGACCACACAAAAACGCAAAGACCTCATGAAGCAGTTTGCCGAAAACGCCAAACGCTATGATTTAGCCGGTGATGCCATCCTGCGCGAAGGATCAGCCAACAACTGGCGAGAATTGGCAACAGAAGCAGAAGCCAAACGCGCACCACGCTATATCTGGTGGACAGGCAGGAGACACACATGAGCACGACCATCTACACAGCAAAACTCCCATGGGGCGAGGCACTGAAAATCAGCGCCGACCTTTCGCAGGCATCAGCGCCCATTTCATATCAAGATGGAAAAGAGTGGATTTCGACGCCATTCCAAACCGCAGATGCCCGACACGATGCAAGCAATGCCGTGAGGCTGATTCTCGACTGGTTCGGGCCTGCCTATTACATGGAGGACGGCAATGATGGTGCGGATGTTGCTCTGCAAAAAATCATGGAGCACACACTGATTGAATCAGATGACGACGAGTAAGCGCGGCGGCCCCAACCGGGGCCAAGGCCGCAAGCCGCTGGCAGCGGGTCAGGATACCGTCAGGATCAATCTCACAATGACCGCCAGCCAGCGTGACAAGCTCATCAGGCTAGGCGGGTCCGAGTGGGTGCGGCGGATGATTGACGCAGCTAACTGAGGTAGGACGAGGATCGCGCCACGCGCTTAACCGTTACCGGACAGACGCCCACCCGTTGCGCGACATCTTCGGGTGGGAGTCCGGCTTGCGTCAGGCTGAGAATGGTCTGATGTCGCCGGCTGATCGAATGCCGCGCAATGTAGGCACGACAGCCGCCGTGATGCTGTCGCCACTGGTCAATAGCTTGGTAGAGGCTTGGCAGTATCTCGGGATTGACCGCACGGGATAGCGCCCGCTCGAGGTCGTCAATCGCATCAGCCATATTGCCTATTGAGTCTTTCGTGTTCCGACGCGCACCAGATGCAGCGGTCTGCCGTCGGAATTGCTTTCAGCCTTTCGCCCTCGATGCGCTCGCCGCAGTCCCGGCAAAAGTCACTCGCCCGCATCACATGCTTCCTTCGATGCGCGGCCCGGTATTGCTCTAGCCACTCGGCTTGCGCTTGGGCTTTATCAGCGGCGTCCATCAAGCGCCTCCTTGAGTCGCCATTGACACGGCCAGCACAGCGTAGCGCCCGGCTCGATGCGTAGCTGACACATGTCGATAGGCATTTTGCACAGCCGGCAATACCACCCAGGTAGAGGGTCGCGCAATGTCATGTTGCGGATGCTCACGCATGTCTCTACCGCTTTCGCGCCACGCACTCATCCACATCCCGACGCAGTGCGTCTATCTCTGACTTCAGCCCATTCATGCGGACTTCGGTGACCGGCAGAATGCCTTTCTGCGTAGCCGTTTCCACCATAAGCACCTTGCCTTCGAGCTTGTCCATATCAGCCTTGTGCGCCGATCCAATCAGGTCGATGCGGCCCTCTAGCTTTAGGCCCCAGACCAAGCCGGCCACGGCCATCATCAACAGCGTTGCTGCTGATTGCAGGGCAGACCATGAGTCGATGGACCATTGGCTTTTTTTGCGTCGCTCGCGCCCGTCCCAGTCATCCGCCATTCATCCTCCCTGATAAGTCAAAATCGCACGTCCACACGGCCCGCGCATTGAGCCAGAGCTGTTCGGCCTTCTCGGCGCGCGTGATGTGAGCCTGGCATTGCAGATAGTTCATGGCTTGCCGGTTTGCGTGGTGGATTGAGGCGCAGCCGGTTTGAGCAAGCGCCGCGCAGCAACATAAAATCGAACCAAGTCCTCGCAATCCTTTGAGCTTGCCGTCATGCTGTCGCCCCTGATGTCGATAACGCACTCTTGCGGGATTGGCGGCATTGCTAGCGTTGGGCAAGCTGGAGTCGGTTTCATGTCCGCGATTTTGTCCACAGCTAACCGGATGGAATCGGATGTTTTTCGGATGGAATCGGATGCTGCGTTGAGTTGCGGGACTTCGTGCTGTACCGTGGCAGTCGGCGTGCAGGCGGGCAAAAAAACCAAGGCCAGCGCCGATAGCCAGAAACAGGCGCAGATAATCAGGGTTTGGCGAAGCATGGTGTCGGGGTCATCGTCCATTGCGAAAATCCATCACGGCCTGCTTGTTGATGCGCGAATGTTCCGAGCCACAGAGTTCCGAGCCGCAGACGGTGCATTCTTCAGACAGCAGCATCACGACGCCTTGCCGCCCCTCATGCTCGACTTCAAACGGGTCGGTTTTCTCGATGAGTTCGCCTTCGCCGCAGAGCGGGCATATATTCATAGCCAATCGTCAAATATGGATTTCAGCCAATGCTCTCTCTTGATTGTCACGCTTGGTTGTTGCGTCATCATTTTCAGCAACAAATCCAGCAATATAGGCTCAATTTTTTCGCGGATTTGCGCCCGCTTCGCTTCGGCACCTTCGTCCCATGCCCGCTTTAGCGCCTCTTCCATAGTAGATTCGGATAGCATGCGTTTTGTGAAATGAGAACTCATCCATCTATGAAAATCATTCATGGTGTCGGGGTCATCGTCCATTGGGAATGAAATGCTCAAATTCGACCGTGTGGCAGTACAGCCTGAAAACCGTGTCAGCTGTCTGCCTGACTGCATATCGCTGGCAATAATTGGCTTTAGGGCATCGGTGCCAGATGGTGTCTTCGTGCTTCAGGATGCCGTGACAGCCGGTCAGAGAGCTTTCTTGAACTTGGCTCATGCCTGCCTCGGCACTGGGTTGAATTCGTGCATAACGGCTTTTGCCTTGAGATAGGCTTGGTGCGCTTCTTCTGGCGTATCGAATGACCCAAGGTGATACCGTTTCCTGTGCAAACAAATCACGGCTACCCATTTTCCGTAGGCCGCTTTACTCACGCCCAGCAAACCAGCCGCACTGCTTTTGCTGGCCTTGCGGTTTTGCCCGTTCTCGTGCTGCTTGGCTTCACGAAGATTGGATATTCGGTTATCCGTCGAGTCGCCATTGATGTGGTCAATTCGGTCTTGCGGCCATTGGCCATGGACATACAGCCACGCTAGGCGATGCGCCCGATGGGTGGTGCCATCAACCCTGATCTTGACATAACCTCGTTCCGTCACCCCGCCGGCTTGCTTGCCGACAAGATCATTACGGTGCGGGCTTGATGCCCATGTGAACACGCCAGTCTCAGGGTCGTAGTTCAGGAGTTCTTTCAGTCTGGCAGCAGTAAGTCTGCTATCATTGAATCGCATGGCAATATCCTCCACGAAAGGAATTGTTATGAAGTGCCGCTGATCGACTGCGAATCTTTCAGCGGTGCGACTATTATACTGGATCATTTCAATATATTCAGGAACCTAGCCCAGTATTTCTTTCGTTCAGCAAGCCCGTTATAGCCACCGTTGACCCTTTTGGAAACGGCGGTTATCGCTTGCTTATCTGCAAGTTCGTTGAGATTACTCCAATCCCAGAAAGCTCCAGCAGACAGCGCCGCCCATCTTGGCAGGGTCAGCATCTCAGGATTTGCTTCAAAATCCGGCGCGTCAGGCACAACTCTCCTGATCCACTGAGTTACTTTCCTATGGTTATGGCGACCCGTAATTTGAATTAACCCGTGACCAATAAACCGTTTACCGTCACCCTTGTAGATATTCCCGAGGTCTTTCCTTCCCTCATATCTACGCTGCGCGGGGGTAGGACCATAAATCTCCTTAACCCACCTTAAACCGCCGGATTCGACCGCAATTTGTGCGAGAAATGCCGCGATACGATTGCGGGTATTGATGCGGTACAAAACCATCGTCTCATTTAGCCAGTCATCGTAGATGTCTGCACGGGCTACTGGGATACCCATGCCTGCTGCTATTTGCTCTTTTGTAACCAGCCGCCGTTGAGGCGTAGCCGGAGACATAGCCTTATCCTTGACGGCCTCAACAGGCGCAACGGGAGCCGCTGGCTCATCGAACAGCGCCGGCTCAACTATTCGGGATTCCCTAATAGTTGGAACTTGTAAGGAATCCTTACCAGTTGCCGGCTTGCGCCTGAACCAATCAAAGATTCCCATCGTTACCTCCCGCTTTTCGTGCCGCGTCGATTGCGTTGATCATCTCGACAAAAGCCGGCCATTCGTCCCGGTCCACAAGTATCAGACCTTCCGCATCAAGTGGCTGCATTGACACCCAGATCCCGTCATCTTCCATGCAGATGTCGGTGCCGTCATGCCGGTACAGCGTCCCGTGTCGTGTTTTGAGCGTGGCGATTTCGGCCATCACTCCCTCCCCTCACGCAGAACATCGCTGATGTCTTTTCGGCCAATGTCGTTCAATTCATCGGCAATCCCCGGTGCGGTGTTACCGCGTATCGCCAGGAACGCCAGAATCAACAGACCCCACAGGGTCGGTGTCAACCATTTCTGCGTGTCTTGGTCGAAGCTTTTGGCGTACTCCATCGCGGCCAGCAGCACGGCCACGACATTGGTCCCGTGGTAGGTACTCAGGCCATAGCGTTTAATCAAGTCCATACTCAATCCTCCTGCTTTTCTAGCGGCCTGCCCTGCTCGACGCGCAGCACGGCAACAGCCAAGCCAATCAACAGAAACGCGGCAAACTGCGCCAACTTGATGCCAATAAGCTCTAGCTCTTGTTGCACATTCGCCCGCTTTTCGTCGCCGGAATACGGGATGCCGTCTGGGTCTACCCGGTCGTCCCACCTTTCCACAGTCGCTTTGATGCGGTCGAACAGGTGGCCAGGAACGAGGCCAGCGACTCCGGCCATGATGGTGATCCAGGTTGTGTTCATGGGTGACTCATATCGGTAAATGATGGAGTGGCGACAGCCGTCCCGGTCTTGCCGGCATAGCTGACGCCAGCCCGGACATCGCTCGGAACCGGGACAACCGCATCGGGAGCGCGAAGCGTGATTTCTGTGAGGCCAGATGTGGCGCGGACCTTGGCGCTGGCATGGTCCGCGTCGATAAATTGCATCGGCCCGGATACTGCTGGCATGCCGCGTTCGCCTTGCTGAGTGGCGCGGACTAGGAGTGTGCCGGTCGAGTTAGTCGCGCCTGATGCGGCAGACAGTCCGGTACTGCCGGGGCCATAGCCGTTTCCGGTCGCGGTGC